ATCATCACTACCCTCAATAGCACCTTCCAACTTTTCTTGCATCCAACATGTTGCGTCGATTCCAAGTTTTTTTTCCTCCAGATCTCTTGTGCGTTTTTCGGGAGTATCTACACCAGCAACTCTTACTCTTTCTTTTTTATAAAGATCAAATCCCAGATCAATAGTAACATCGATAGTATCACCATCAACCACTCTATTGATCTCGATCACCCTGAAGTTGTAACAACTCTTCCGACTCGGTGGTGTCATCGATCCCATCTTCCAACTCCTTTGAATCTATGTTAAGTATATAGACAACAATATACAAAACACCCACTAAAAGTATGACAATTGAAATTATCACACTCCAAGTGGGTTCATTTACATCTTCATGCAATTTTAATACATTTAACACTTTTATGATCCAAATACATTAGTTACTTGTTTTGCCATTCGATCACGAAGTTCATTAACTTTCTCTTCATCATACTGTTGAAAATTTCCTCGTTTCTCAACTTTCTTATAATAATGAAGTGCATTGAGGATGATTGCATAATCCTCTAGTGACAAAGAAAAATTTAGATTATCCAAAGAAACTCTCCAAACTAGATTGCTTTTCTACTTGCCATCCAATAACATCAAGAATAATTTTCAAGGGATCAAGAAAACTTTTCTCAAACTGAAGATCATAATCAACAAATTTATCCAAACCAGTTTCTAGTGGAAATGCATTGATAAATGAAATCACATTCTCATGAATTGGATTTGGAATCTTAAGATAGCAGAACTTAATCTTCTCACCATTTTGAATGGGTGAATATTTATTCTCTAAACCCAATCGTTTAATGTGATGATTGAATAATAATGCTCCCCGTGCATGAATAGGAGTTCCTTTATCATAAATTGAATTCACACTCTTATACTTTGTGACATTGCTAACAGAACGAGGAAATGCAATATCTTCTGGAGGAAGTTTCTTGAAATTCTTTCTGAAGTTATCAATAAAACTAATTACATCATCTTCACTTCCAGTCATCATAAGTTTAAGTGCTTCTTTAATCTTGTTCCTACAAGGTCCAGGAGTAGAAGATTTAACTGCTTCAATGCCCATAATCTTAAGTTTTGGTTCCGAATATCGAACACCTTCACTATCCCAGACGTTGAGAATATAACGTTTCTTAGCAGTCCAAATGCCACGATCCGCAATATTCTCACGTTTCATAATCATTTTCTGTTCATATGCCGAAACGTAATCCGCAAGTTCCTGATAAGATTGTTCGATGAATGGTTCCAACTTTTCTTGACAGATCTGGTCAAGTATGCTGACAATTGCGTTTTTATCGACAGACTTACTACTAAAAAATTTATCAACAAGAGGTCCCATATTAAGATAGATTGAGTCAGTGTCAGATGCGATGACATAATCAACTTCTTCCGTAGAAAGTATTTTATTTAGATACCTATTCATTCTCATCTCAATCCACCGGATACTAACCTGTCCGGAAAGTGTGATGGCTTCTGCGTTTGCAAGTTTGTAATATCGGAAATATTGATTACCAATAGCACCATAAGCAGAATTAAGAGAAATCTTCTTCGCCATCTGAATGTTGTCGCATCTAGCGATTTCCTTTTCAAGTGCCACAGTAGGCGTCTTCTCATACTGCTTTTTGGCAGTAAGCATTTTTTTCTTGTAAATTTTTCGTTCATCATACATTTGTTGCATCAATCTAGGAAGAAATCCCTGCTCATCTTTCCTATACATTGCACCATTGGCACAAACTGCATAGTCCTTATACATCTCAAAAGTTACTTGTTCATCAAGAATCTTGTCAACTGTGGCTGAAGGGTGACGTTCATCGAGAAGAGTCTCTGGTGAGATGTTGTACTGCATAATGAGATGAGGGTACAGAGAATTAAGGTCAAAACTAACCACCCACTCATACTTTCCAGGAATCGGTTCCTTGACGTAAGCACCTGCGTATTTTTCATTCTTTTTACTACCTTTTTTCGGGGGAATAACAATATTGCGTTTTTTGAGATCGTTGTAGATAATACAATCCCATAGTCGAACTTGGAAAAAAATATCCTGATAGTTTACTTTGGCATTGTATGCCATCGTAAGAGCAAGTTCAATAAGTTTCAATTTATCCTCAAATCGGTCAACCAATTCTACGTCAATGATGTTGTATTCAACAAACTTTTGCCATCCATGAGTATAAAAATCTTTGAAAGTATCATACTCAGAGTGATCTAACTTTTGCTGACCTAGTTCCTGTTGTGCAATGTAATCAAGTCGAAATGACTCTTGATTAGGAGTTCCAGGAGACCATTTGTATAGACGCATGTAGTCTAGAACAGAAACACCACCAATATCACATGTGATAGTTTTTCGTCCTTGAAACTCCTCCTCACGTTCAGTTACAAGTCCCCAAGGAGAAAGTCGGCGCATCAACTTCTCACCGAGAATGCGATCCATGCGACGAACGATATATGGGATATCATATCCCTCACAGTTCCATCCAGTAACAACGTCAGGAGTATTTTCCATCCACCAATGAATAAAATCATGTAGCATCGTCTTCTCATCAGAAAACTGACGATACTTTACATTATCCTGCTTATTATTAAAAGGACCACGACATGCCCAAGTAATAATATCTTTTGTATTATAGTTTTGAAGAGTAATGAGTAGAATCTCTTCAGAGACGCTGAAGATATCCGGAAATCCTTGCTCAGATGCAACCTCAATATCAATTGTGACTACATTGATTTTTTTCATATCAAATTCAACATGATCCTCTGGATACATATCAGAAATATACTGATATATAAATCTCTCCTGTCCAAAGATCTCAAACCCCTCAAGGTTTTCATATTTTTTAATGAACTCCCTACAATCCTTAATGGATCCAGGATTAATTGGTTCTACAAAATCACCCGATAGAGTTTTATACTTACTTTTCTTTTTTGTCGGAACATATAACGTTGGTTGAAAGTTTTCACGATTGATGAACGTTCTACCGTTCTCATAACCACGGACCAGCATTTGATTGCCGACCATTTGGACGTTAGTATAAAATCTCTGACTCATTTCGTAAGTTCGTTGTAGTGATCAACCAGTTTGCTGTTCGGTTCCATGAAGGTCAGAACATCATCTGATCTTAGCATGAATTTTCCAGAATCAGTGTACTCATTCATCCACTTTACGAACCGGTCTTGAGGTGGAGATTCAGTTTCATGCTTACCCAAAATTTGATATGGATTCTTCAAAAGACAATCTGGTTCACCAATATCTGCACCAATTTCTTCAATTTCAGAAATTAATACAACATCATTCTTCAAAAGTATTACTTGTACCATTTTAAAAAATATACCTCACTATATTTTACCAATAAAAAAGGAGGGTGTCAACTGGATTTTGCCAGTTACCCTCCTTATTATGCGACGACGATATTCGGTTTTATTTATTAGGTGTTAATGCAAATGCTCCCCCCATAGTTGCTCCAAAGATTGCGATTACTGCTAAAAATTCCATATTAGGGTGTTGTAAATGAGTAGGTATTTATACTTGGGGGAGCATTAGGATAGTATCCTGTCAATTGGAACACCGATAAAAAGAGTCATTACTGTTCCTATTGTGAGAGTGGCGGCTGTTAGATTCATAAGTCGTCCTCCATGGTACGAAATTATTTAGATATTTTGTATCACTATTATACCAAATTGTATCAACGACGACTTAAATTGCAAAAAATTTGTCAGGAATCAAAGATAATCTTTCCTTTTGTGTGCATCAGGAACAATTTTACCAAGTTCAACACTCAAAAGCCCATCTTCAAAAGTAACTGATCTAACTTCCGTATCTTCACTGAGTGTCCAGGAACGTGTAAACGACCGTTGAGCCACACCTTTGTGGACGTAGTTAACTTCAGTTTCCTTATCTTCTTTCTGACCTTCGATAAAGAGTTTACCATCTTGTGTGTAGACATATACTTCTTTCTTCTTAAATCCTGCTAATGCAATCTCCAATCGAGATGTAAGTTCATTAACAGAAACTAAATTGTATGGTGGATAATTTGACGTAGTTTCATGAAGGGTAAAGATCCTATCAAAGTAATCTTCCATCCCAA